TTTGTTTGAAATAGTTACTTATACCTTGTGATTTGAATGTAATGAAAATCACTAAATCTCGAAGAGATTTATAGAACGTTCACTCCACGTATTTATACGTATATAGTAACTCATAAAAAAATTCCTGTCAAGTCCTTGTATTTTTCGGCGTTTTATGAAACAGTTGGAAATACTTACCTACAGAAATAGTTACAATTTTGTAACTAATTTGTTACACTTTGTTTTTCGGCACTTTACACCCTATTATACCGTTATATTTGTTACTGATTTGAGGAGGTGTTTTCTCTACCCTGGGGGTACTTTGGGGAACTCATTGGGAAAAGGAGTGTGTTTTCGATTGACCCAACACCACCCACACACACAACACACACATATACTACCGTATTTGGTGCGTCAATTTTCCTTACCCTGGGGGTGGTAAGCGAGTGGGTAGGTGTGTGTGCTCTTGCAGAGGGCGTTCACAACGTAAAAGGCAACGTTGTTCATTGTGCCTTCGGCATGTCAAAATTCACATCATGAATAATAGTTACTCGGCTAAGACAACCTACTGCATGATGAGTAGTTGACGCCTCCGGCTAACGCTCCGCCAAAACGCTCACGAGCATAATGTTCACGTTTGGCTACGCTACTGCCACTGCCCTTGCGTAACCTGCCCTACGTAGTCAACACTAAGCAAAGCAAGTTTGCAAGTGTTACTAACGTTCCCAGACGCTTTCTACGCTCATAGTTGATTTGTATTAAAGAAGTTAAACATACGCTCATACATTCCCACGCATTGACACAATGTGTAGACACAACTCTATCACCACGCACTAACACAACGAGTAGTAATACACCCTCCACCTTCGGCTACGGCGTGTTTGGGGCTACGCCCCTGTCTTTTCCACCCATTCTTTCACCTTTTCCACACATACTACACCACTTACACCACACATTCACCACATACATACACAACACGCTCACAATTTGTTATTTTTCACATCAATTTACAAGTTATTCTACTTGTTTTTATATACATTATTTATAGAGTTATAATACGTATTATTTAAAGGTTTTGCTTACACAAAACCTTTGTGTCTAATTGCTAAAGCAATTATCCACGAAACAAAACTTACACATACTAATCTTATTTACTTCTTATCAAAAGTATATCGGCTTTCCTATTTTATTCTTTTCAAAACCGTTTTTATTAGTAGCATACTACGTATGCAGTGTTTAAGGTATAAATTATATTAATGGTAGTACGTGGCAACGTACATAAGGAGGATTTGACAATGAGAACAATAGAAGAAAGATACTGCATATCACAAACAGGAGTTGTACTATCTACATATTCAGAGAAAGAAAAATTTGCTTTAAGTGAATTAACAACTGAAACACACAGAGAGTTATTAAAAGTTGTAGCTATGATAGTTAGAGATTACAAAGTTACTGTATCACTTGATACTATAAGAAGAGAAGGTATAAACATATTAAATATATTTGATGAGGCTATACAACAAGGAACTATCAAAGAACGTACAAATACAGATGGTTATGTTACAACAGATTATTCTAAAAACGCATTAGTTTTTGTAAGTAACCCTAGATTATTTGATAACATAATAAAACGTAATGGTAAAAATAAAGGTCAAGTAATCGTTGATGTATTAAGACTAATCAAGAGAAATATAAACAATGTTGAGTTTATAAAAACATTAAATGATTACTACAACATGAACATAGGTAAAAGTTACTCAATCAAATATTCAGTAGACGTTCAAGATTTAAAAGTATTAATATCTCATCTACTTGGTGTTGAAGTTAAACAAGCATCAAAAATTATATATGCAATGAAACACAAAGGTAACTATGATATATCTGTAAAAAGAATGGCTAAAAGATACAAAGGTTCATTTATATCAGACGTATTTATATACTTAGGTTCAGTTAAATAATACACGAGGGCATAACGCCCTCTCAATAATATATTAATTAAATTAAAAGGAGATTAGAAACATGTACAATATAGTAGATATAACAATGATAGCTTTAACATTTATAATAATAGGAATAATCGTAAACAACGAGTTAAAAGACATATCAATAGATATTAAGGAAGTTGACCAAATTGATATTAAAGAGGTTAAATACGAGATTGACATTAAAGAGATAGATGAAGTCGATATAAAAGAGATTGAAGAGATAGACATAAAAGAGGTTTCACCTCTTTCATCTAGCTTTTCGTTAGAAAAATACAACGATTTCGACCCATTACATTACGTATCTTTATTTGGTAATGAGAACATTCGAGATATGTTGAGTAGCTTTACAGTTGGTGAAGTAATTGAACTATTTTATTAAAACCGTTTTTATTTTTAACACGCAAAGCGTGTTGTGTTTAAATTGTAAATTATTATTAAAATTATAGGAGGTAGTCACAATGGCTAAAAAAGGATTAAATATGGAGAAAGTAGTAGAAATAAGAGAGGAAGTATCAGAAGTTATGGACGTACAATCAACAATAGTAACAGAAATGGCAGAACATATAGGAGCATCTTTAGAAGATGTAGATGCTTTAAGAGAAGAAATGATGGAAGAATTCAACAACGAAATGAATAGAATACAAGAAATGGAGATGGAAATGATGAGAGAATTAAAAAATAGAGTAGATTATGGAATAAAATATGCAATAAAAATGGGTGCAGGAGTTGAAACAAGTGAGAAATTCGCACCTGGTAAACAAATATTAGGTATATTCAAATCTTACAAATCAATAGTAGGTTGTGAAATGAGTGATGCTCAAAAGGATTATATAAAAACACTTAACTCTAAGCAATTATCTAATGTATTACACACATTAAATGAGGCTAGAAAATTATCTGCTTAATGATTTGACCTAAGCAAGTCGTTAAACTGCTTGATTAACATTATAATATATACATCAAAGGAGAATTTATACAATGGTAAAACAATTAACAATATCAGACTTACAGGAAAGAGCATTAGTTAGCTTTGAATTAAATCATGATGAGGAAACTGCATGGAATGAAGTAAAGAGATACTTCAGAGAGGAACGTAATACAACTTTACCAGAATGTGGTATAAAGCAAGTGTTCTTAAATATTCTAAAGACATTATATAAAAGACACTAATCAATAATTAACAACAAGGGAATAAGACTGGGGAGTAGAGTTTCTTTGTAACATAATAAACTATAACATAAACTAAAGGAGAAACTTAAAAATGATGAATAGAAGAGAATTAGAATTAACATTAAAAACTTTAAAGGCAGAATATATGGAGGCACTTGAAAGAGGTAATGAGAGAGCACAAAACAACATAGTAAATCAAATACTTAACTTAGAAGTTGCTTTAAAAGAGGAGCAAGTGAAAAGTGTAGACACTACTGACGAAGTAGAGTTTGAATACGTTGAGAAAGAAGTATTTAGACAAAATGCAATAGTTAAATCATTCAGTAAGAAGTTAAGAGAACTATATGCTAAATATAAAGATACTACAACTGCTAGTGTATCTGAAAGACAAGCACAAACAATAGTTGCAGGTCTTAGAGATAGAATAGGAATGGACGTAGATGCTAAACAACTTAGCTTTATACAAGGATTAAATGCTAATCAAGCATCAGAAATAATAAAAATATTAAGTGGAGTATCATTCTACAACCAAAGAGTTATGTTATCAGATGCTCTTGAAACATTAAAACATAGAGAAGATTTTGTTCAAATACTTGAAGAAGTTAAAGCTAACATACATAAAAGAGAGTGGTTTGAACATAATAAAGATTTAATGGCTATGAGTTATGAATTACAAGAGCCAACAGACGCACAGGTTAGAAAGATAACAGATGTTGCAAGATATGTAGAAACACATGTTACTTTATCATCAGACTATGGAATAGATGTTAGAGAGTTTGAATATAGACCAGAAGATAAGTTATACTATGCTTTCAACTATAACTTATTAAGAGAAACTATAAAGACTAAGTTCAACAGAGAAAGTGCATACAACTTCATACAAACATATGAATATATAACTAACTACTATGAAGGTAACAAACTAGATAAAGAACAAGCTAATACTTTAAGAAACCTATATATACAATTAGGTGAATATGAAAACACTAGATTAACTTACTTATCAACTATACCAAAACATAACTTTGATATGTTATGCAGAGAGTTAGAGAGTAGAATAAGATTAAACAAAGTAGCAAATAACAAATCAACTCAAAGATTTAGACAAGCTATAATGGAAGATAATACTCTAGTTAAGTTTAGTGCAAGAGAGAGTAGAGAAGTTCGTTCATTAGTATTAAAAGAAGAACAACAAATGGCAAGAGAATTAACTAGCTTTGTATTTAATATATATGCAGTAGTAGGTCAAGAAGTACCAGAAGAGATGCACAGAATACTTCCATACTTTGTACAAGGTGGAGAAATTAAGTATGCTTTAGTTGAAGAACAACACTATGCAGACTTTAGAAAAATGGTATTTGAACAAAGAGCAGTAATAAAAGAAGTAAATCCAAACTTTAATTGGGGTGCTTTTATCGCTAACCAACCAGAGCATGTACTAAAAACATTAGGTCTTGATATGTTAATGTAATACCAAATCATAGGGAGTGGGAATTATCCTGCTCCCTTTTTTTTATTTGTACTCCTCATAAGGAGGAAAGGCTCGACAGGCTCACCTTTCTTTTATTGAAACTACTTTTGGAACGCAAAAGTAGCAAAACGTGTTGATTGCATCAACAAAGCTACTTTGATTTGTAATATAACACGCTATTCCACGTTCTTTTACACGTTCTCTTCGTATTTATTCGTGTTTTAATATATAGTTCACCCTTATCTTATACAATTCTTCGACCACACTTCATCAAATCGTCAAACATTACCAGTATCTTTTACTGCAACTCTGTGTTATCTTTTACATTGTCAATCACTTCGTTCAACTGACCTAAACCACTTCGTTGTTACGTTTTTACGAGGTCGCATCCGCTCCCTAAAACGAATATAAAAAATAAAAAAAAACAGGATAAGGGTGTAAGTAATAAATAAAAGAATAATTTGCATGAAAAAATAAATAAAAAGAAAAATATAAGTTATTCTTAAAAATACTACGAACAAAGGGGAGATACAGAAATGTTTAAATTTGAATTTATACTTCCTAGTGTTTATGGTTTATTTGTATCTTGTTTAGTCATAAAGCTAGGAATGTTTAACGTAAATATGAACTTATTAACTTGGATGGTTTACTTCTTTAATGTGTTCATAGCTTACTTGTTATATAAACTAGGTGAGGTGCTTGATAAGTGTTTGGAAAGATTATTGTAACAACTTGGATAATAGGTATAATTTGGCTTGGATTTGAAGTATATACCGCTCCATTAGTTGATGAGAAAGAACGTAGAATTAAGTGATTTAAGTATCTATACTGCTTACTTACACATCAGTTGTAAGTAGGTGGAATTAGGTATTTAAACAATACCATACAATACATATTTTATAAGGTGTGAGTGGTCGTGCTCACAATAGGAGGATTTAAAAATGAAAATAAAAGTAGGAATGATGCCAGGTAGATTAACAGAAGTTGAAGTAGTAGAAGGATTAACTGCAAGAGAAATATTTGGAAAAGCAAATGTTGAAGTATCTAACCATGAAGTAAGATTAGATGGAGAAAAGATAGAAATGGATACAATAATAGAAAGAGGAGCGTTATTAGTAGCAATGAAGATGATAAAAGGTAATTCAAACACAATAAAGGTTGGTATGATGCCAGGAAGATTAGAAGTAGTAGAGGTAGAAGGAACTGAAACTGCTAGAGAGATATTTGAGAAAGCTAACATAGAAGTATCTAATCACGAAATAAGATTAGACGGTGAAAAAGTAGATATAGATACAGTAGTAGGTTATGGTAACTTATTAGTTGCAATGAAAATGATAAAAGGTAATGCGTCAGTAGAATATGTAACAGATTTCACACAAGATGAAGTTGAAATGTTATTAGGTGTTAGATTACCTAGAGAGATAGATGCACAAAATGTTGAAACAATAGGTGAAAACTTAATACAAATCGAGTTAGATGATGAGTTTGTAGTAGTTGAAGGTGATATGTTTGTAAGTGTATATGAATTAATAGCACACGAAGTACAATCTATATCAGAAATAGATATAAAAGAAGTAGAAACTAAAAACCCAATACAAATTATAAACGGTGAAATAAAAGAATTAGAAAATGTTTATGACTACTACATAAGACAAGCAACAGAAACAAGAAATAAAATATCTGTACTTGAAGATATATTAGTAAAAATAAATAACTAATCATAATAGAGGGTCTACATTGTAGGCTCTCTTGTTTATATGTTTTAGTCCTAACACAACCAATCAATGATTAAATTATATTCCATTTTTCTTATACCTATAAAGGTTGTGTTGGGATTAAAGTATATAAATATACTTACAATACCATAACATAAGGAGGTACTTTAAATGAGTTTTAAAGTAGGAGATATAGTAGAAAGAATACAAGGAACAAGTGCTAAAATGTATGTAGGAGATATAGGAACTGTATCAAAAGTAATAGATGATGAATGGATAATGATAAAAGAATATCCAGATGATGAACACGCATCTAACAGATTTGTATTAGTATCAGACGGAATTGATGGTAAAGTTAAAGCAATAAACAAGTTAATCTCTAAAGTAATAGATTACAATGTTGATGATGAGTTAAATAGAATACAAAGAGAGTTACGCTCATTAAAAGAAGATATAAGAAGATACACAGACCGTATAAATGATAATTGGAAAAGATATAGGGAGTGTATGACGAGGTCTATAATTATAACAGAAAACAGAGGTAAAGATTTCTCATCAGACATAAAAGCAATACTTGAACACAAGTATGTTAAAACAATAAACATTACTGGTAAAAAGAGATATACTGTAGAAACTGATTATATAGATATATATGATGAAGATGGTAATAAGTTCAAAGGTAATAAATATAATTTAATATTTGATTTTGAAGATATGACTTGTTATATAGAAGGATTAGATGAAGATTACAATAGAAAATCATATTGGACAAGTGCAGACCCACACCCACATGTTAATGGAGGTAATGGCGAGGCATGTTGGGGTAGTGCAGGTTCTATGCTTACAGAGTCTATGAATGAACACGAAATATATGCATCATTCTTAATAGTATTAAACTTCTTACAACAAGTTAATACCGATGACCCGGCAGGTAAACACATTTGTAACTGGGATTGTATAGATGAAGAAGGAAATGATTTAGATAATCCATATGAAAACACAATAATTGAATGTGCAATATGTGAATGTGAAATGGATGAAGAAGATACTAACTACTGTGAAGAATGTGGTAACAGAACATGTGGAGAACACAGTTATTGGATAGATAATGAGGACGCATATGTGTGTGAAAATTGTTATGATAATAAATTTACTTCATGTGATGAATGTGATAACAACGTAAGAAGAGTAGATACAACTACTCATGATGGTTGGACTTATTGTGATGGGTGTTATGATGACTTATTTAAAGAGTGTTACGAATGTGGTGACCACTTCAAAGAAGAAGAAATGACGTATCATGATAATGAATATTACTGTTCTTCTTGTTATGATGAGAAATATGGTGATTGTGAAAACTGTGGAAATACAGTTGAAACAATTGATTTGTTTTACTGCAACACATGTGGACAAAACTTTTGTTCAAACTGTGAAGAAGAACCAATACCAGGAATGTGTCAACAATGTTATGACGAAAATGAAGAAGAAGGAGAAAAAGAATAATGAAAGTTAAATTAATGGAGAAGTTTTGCCCAAAAATTGAAATAGATTTAAACGCTATGAACAAAATGAAACAATACGTACACCAATCAGACCTAGAAATAGGTTGGTTGGGTACTGCAAGTAAGTTAGGTAATACGTACATAATTGAAGATGTATTCTTATTTAAACAAGAAGTAAATGCTACTACAACTGAAATAACAACAGAAGGTCTTAATGAGTTCGCTATGGGCTTATTATCACAAGAAAATGGTGTAGAAACATGGAACAAAATGAAAGTATGGGGTCACTCACACGTACACATGGACACATCACCATCTATGCAAGATAATGAACAAGTAAATGTCTTTTCTGATAATGCAGACGACTTCTTTATACGTATAATTGCAAATAAAAAAGATGATTACAGAATTGATTTGTATGATTATACAACAGGAGTTTTATATGAAGAGTTACCGTACACTATAAATTATGGAAAAGATAGTGAAATAATAGAGTCTTTATACAGAAAAATAGACGAAATAAAGCAATTAATTAACGTAAGGATTAATCCAAGCCAAGAATTAAAGGCAATAATAGCATCAGAAATAAAATTAAAAGTTAAGAAAAAAGAATATGGTACGATTAGTGGTGGTTTTGATGATTATTGCAATTATTTTAATGGTTACAACAATAAAAAGCCTAAAAAAAACGAAACAAAAGAAGAAAAAAGCAAAGTTTTAAAAATATTTGATGAATTATCTAATGAAGATAGATTTGAAATAATGATACATTTAAACAATGGTATACCTGTTTATGAATGTTTAGGATTAAACTTATCATATGCAGAAGAAACAGACCTTGAAATGTTAATAGAAGATTTCTGTAATGAATTTTATCAAGAATTTTATGAATATGAAAATGCAATATGGAGGTAATGATATGATACAAAATGATTATTCAAGACAAATTAACATATTAAACCCAGAAGAGTTTAATAAAAAGATTACAATAATAGGAGCAGGAGCAACTGGCAGTTGGGTTGCTCTTTCACTTGCAAAAATGGGATTAACTAATCTACATGTATACGACTTTGATAGAATTGGTATGCACAATTTACCAAATCAAATGTTTGGAGTTAAAGATATAGAACGTAACAAAGCTATAGCAATACGTAATATAATAAGATTATTTACAGGTAATACAATAAAAGCATACAATGAGAAGTTTGAAGGTGGCACTCCACTACAAGGTATAATATTTGTACTAACAGACACTATGAAATCAAGAGTAGATATATATAATAGGTCTATAAAGAATAATCCTAACATTGATTTGTTGATAGAAACACGTATGGATTTACGTGGTGGTAGAATATATGTAATAGACCCTAAAAACAGAGCACAATTAAAAAGATATGAACAAACATTCTACACAGATGATGAAGCAGAAGTAAGTGCATGTGGTGTATCTCAAACAGTATTACCAAGTGCATTAGCAATCACATCACACGCTATTTGGAAATTACTTAATTACATTAATGGAGAAACAGTATATAATGAAACTATACTAGACTTTAGTAATGAAGTTATAATGACACAAGAATGGAGTGATTAATTGAAACAAATCGAAAACAAAACAATATCTATGAAGTATATTGAACATATTAAAGGAGTGACTATTGAAGAGTTGCTCCACCAAATGTACATTGAAGAAGAGAAATCAATACGTGATATATCTAAAGAATTAGGTATTCACTATCACACAGTTAATAACTGGCTAAAACAAGCAGGTATATCCACTAGATTACCACATCAAAAATTATTAGAAATAGTTGAAATTAAAAGGAGATTAGAGAAATGAAAAAAGATTTTGTAAACATAAGATTAGGTTTTGATATGAAAGAAGAGTGTGCAGAAGTTGCCGTAGAAGTAACACAGTTATTCAATGATATGGTAACAGACTTCGGAATTAAAGAAGAAGTTTTTGAAAAGTTAGAGAAAATGGCAGTAGAATTAAATGAATTATTATCATTCGTAGAAAATAAAGGGAGGAAATAAGAATGTTTAAAAAACAATTAGTAGATTTAGGAGAAATGGTTAATAACTTAAACCAAGATATAACTGCAATGGAGGAGTTATTAAAAGCTAAAAAGGAAGAACTTCGTGATGTGAAACAAGCATATTCAAGTTTAGAACGTATTCAAAGTAAATACGATAAATTTGAAGAGGATGAAGTTATAGAGTGCGAAGAGTAGTATTTCTATATAATGAGTTGCTTGACGAAAATTATCAAAAGCAACTCAAACTACCTCTTGATTTTGTGTGTTTCGCATACATGGAAGGTGCAACAATGTATGAAATGAAAGGTAAATACATTGCTCTGAAAAAAGATAACTTAAAAAAGACTAAAAAATACGACAGAATATATGGAGCATTATATATTTTACACAATTCAGAACATTTTTTAAGGGTGCTTGACGCATCCATGACATGCTCTAAAGGCTTGATTGGAACTAATCATAAGCTAGATTTGTTTCACAGGTCAAAAGAAAAAGCAGTACCAATACATTTTAAAAGTATTGAACAATTTTTAAAGATGAAGTATAATGAAGGAGAAGAGTTAGATGTGATTACTTATCTAGCCAATCCTCAAAATGAGTTAATCAAATCCAATGTATTAAATACTGTGAGAAACAGAGAAACAAGTGGATTAGATATAAATAACTTTATAAACCTAGTTTTAAAGGAGAAAGATAATGGGGGAAACAGTTAAAGGCAGAAATAAGTATGCAAAGAAATTAAACATGGAGATAGCAGAAGAAATAAGAAAAATGTATCAAGAAGGATATACTCAAACAGAGGTATCTAAGAAATTTAATGTATCTCAAGTGACAGTAAGTAAAGTGATTTCAAGAAAAACGTGGATATAAGAAAGGTGATAATGATTATGAAAATGAACAAGACTAACAAAATGAACTTACAAATGTTTGGAGGATGGGATGAAGTATTAAAAGACCCATCAACAAGTACTAAAAAGACAGAATTTACTAAGTTACAAAATGGTGTTACTGAATTAAGATTTTTAGATGATGAGCCATTTGTAAGATGGGCACATTGGTTACCACAAGCTAAAAGAAATATATCTTGTATAGGAGTGGATTGTCCAATTTGTGAGTCTATAAAAGCATCAAGACAAGCAGGAATGAAACCTCAATTCTCAAGTAATAGAAAGTTTGCTATGCACGTATTAAACTTAACAACAGGTAATGTTGAAATATTAGAGCAAGGAAAAACTTTCTTTACACAATTACATGCTCTACATGAAGAGATAGGAGATATAAGAGGTTATAATATAAAAGTTAAAACTCAAAACGCAGGTTCTACAGACGTAACTTATACATTACTTCCTTGTGCACCAAAGGAATTGACAGAAGAAGAACAAGGAATGTGTAATGAACTTAAACCTTTTGAAGAAGTATTCAAAAAGCCAACAAGACAACAAGTTATAGATTTAATGAGTGGTAAATCTCCAGAAGAAGTATTCTCTAACAAATCATCAGAAGAAGATGAACAAGTAGGTCTGTAATTAGATGAGTGATAACAAGAAAATAGGAACAAGTGCTAAGGAACTTGTTCTTCTTTTTTACGAAAAAACTGGTCTTAGATTTACTAATGCAGATTTAGCACGTGCTATAAAGAATACTAAGAGTTTATTAAACTCTGGTTACACACATGATGAGATAAAAGACACGATTGAATACTGTGTTAAACATCAACCAGACAAGGGAATATATTCGTTTGGATTTATAACTAATCAAATAAATAAAGTGTTGGCTATATTACAATCAGAAAAGAAAAAGGAAGTATCTACACAATCATTAGATGCAAACAAATTCTCTAACTACGGACTACAAGAAGTTAGCAACAAGGATAAAATGAGAGATAGAGAATTAAAAATAGACAAAAGTATATTTGACTAAAATAAGTAAAGAGGTGGTTAAATGGTACACATAATCAACAATCCTACCTCGGAAAGAAGTTTACTTAGCCTGTGTTTAAATAATGCAGATTTGTTAGTAGAGGTTGAGGGGCAAGAAGTATTCCCTCAACACTTTACAATACCTGCACATAGACACGTATTTACGGCTATGTTGTATTTGTATTCTAAGGGGATAAAACCTTCACCATTATCTATAGTAGAAGTTATTACAGATAAAAAGGCTAAAGAAGAGATTGAGAGTTTTGGTGGACTAGGTTATTTAGAAGATATATCTTTAATGACAATAGACAAAAGTAACTTAAAGATATTCTGTGATAAGATAAAACAAACATACGCAAGAAAAGAGTTATATGAAGTATGTGAGAATACCAAATCATTCATGTTATCTGATGAGAGTGAGAAACTTAATCCAGGTGAATTAGTTGGAATGGTTGAAAATAAGATAACAGAGATAGCAAATAGTGCTATGAATGAAACATCAGTTTATAAAATGGGTACAGACCTTGAAAAAAGATTAGAGGAACGTGCAAAAAGACCTACATTAGTAGCAGGACTACAAGTCGGTTGGACAATATTTGATAGAGTTACAAATGGTGGTCAAGCAGGTGATTTGATAATAGTATGTGCTAGAGCAAAGATGGGTAAATCAGTAGTACTATCAACGTGGGCAAAGAACTTTGCTATAAGGGATGATTTGCCAGTATTGTATATAGATACAGAAATGACAAGTGAAGAACAAGAAGATAGGATTACATCAATGATTACAGGAATACCTGTTCATGAAATAGTGACAGGACTATTCGCAGTTGATACGGAACATGGTAGTGCTAAGGACAAGATAGATAAAATTAAGGACGCAGTTAAGAAAATTAAGGACGCACCTTACTATCATGTATATATGCCTAACTTTAGTGCAGAGAAAGTTACTGCATTAGCAAAGCAATACAAGTCAAAATATAATATACAAGCACTATTCTTTGATTATATAAAAGTACCTGCAAGTCAAGGTGGTTCTCTTCAACAAATAAAAGAGTATCAAGCACTTGGTTTTTTCACATCAACACTAAAAGATATTGCAGGTATACTTAAAATACCTGTTTACTCGGCAGTACAAGAGAATAGAAATGATGAGAAAGGTACTGAAAAGGGTGCAGGAAATGTTGCAGGGTCAGATAGAATATTACAACTTGCAACAAAATTAATGTTCTTATATGCCAAGACAGACGAACAAATTGCTAGAGATAGTAAATTACTTGGTAATAGACAAATTAAAATAGCTTATCAACGTAATGGTGAGAGTGATGTTGCTCCAATAAATTTACAGTTTGATAATCATATAGTTACAATAAAAGAAGTATAATAATGAGCATAAAAGGAGATAATTAAGATGAAAAGTGTAGTAAAAATAGAAATGAATATAGAAAGATTAGATAGAAAAGAAATAGAATTAAACTTCATATTAGGTATAGAGAAAAGTATAGATGATATACTTACAGAAGAAGAGAGAGAAAGAATAAATGAAAGTTCTCAAAAAATGTCAGACGTAATTGCTAACGCAGTAGCAAGAGAATTAGAAGAAGAAGAAAAAGATGAAGATATAGAGCAAATCAGAAAGATATTAGAAAAAAGAAGAGAAAAGGCGTATAATAAATTAAGTGAAGAAGATAAGAAAGAAGTAGACGAGTTTAAAGAAAAGCTAGATACTTGTTCTTCATTTGAAGATTTATTTGATTTAATAAGCGAAATTATATAGGAGGTATAAAATGGACGCAGTAAGTGTTATAAAAAATAATATGGACATAGAGAAGATACTTAATTACTATAATGTAGACTTTCAATATTATGGTGATTATATTCGCTCTGCTTGTCCAATACACAAAGGGGATAACCCAACTGCGTTCGTTGTTAGTGAGGATTTTCTTTGGGCATGTCATACAAATAGTGAATGTGGTGTAGGTGACGTATTTACCTTCATTGAAAAAATGGAGGACGTTGCCTTTCCACAAGCAGTAAAGAAAGTAGCCGAGATACTTGAAATAGATATAGATAACCTCATCATAGCAGAACGCAAGAATGACTATTTAAAAGAAGTAGAAAGATTTATGAAGTACATCAAATCTAAGAGAAGAATTAAAAAGACACAAGAAGAATATACACCAAAGGCAGACCTTAGTTCTGTAAAAAGTTTTAGAGGTTTTAAAGAAGAAACACTAAGGCATTTTGGTTTGATGTATGCTAAAGAAATTGAATTGGATAAAAAGACAGGTGACACCTTTAAACTTTATGAAAGGTTAGTTATACCGATTATTATAGATGATATGAGAATAGGAGTATCATTGCGTAAGATACGTGCAAAAGATAACCCTAAATGGTTTCATGCTCCACATTCAATGGAAACAGGTCAGATACTATACAACCTAGACGCATGTAAAGGTTATGGAGAAATAATAGTATGTGAAGGTATGTTTGATGTGTGGAAGTGGTATGAGGCAGGTTTTGAAAACGCAGTTTGTACATTTGGCGCTCACTTAACAGAAGAACAATATAGACTGTTACTTAGAAGTGGTAAAGATGTAATATGGAGTTATGACGGTGATGAGGCAGGTCTAAGTGCTACAAAGAAAGCAATAGATATGTTACGTTATAAATCTAATCAATGGATAATTAAAATGCCAGATGGTATAGACCCTGGTAGTTGTGAAGAAAATGAACTTAAAAAACTATACGAGCAGAAAGAGAGAGTATTATAATGGTAATAAGATGTCAGAATTGTGATTGGTACATGAGTAAAATATGTAGAAACCAAGATAGTGATAATTATAAAAAAACAACATTATCATTTGAAAGTTGTAAAAACTTTTATCCAAGATTAAATAATGAAGTTTATGCTTTAACAAAACAAAAAGAAAGTGATAACAATAATGTTAATCACCCAAATCATTATAATATAGGTAATATAGAAGTTATAGATTTTATAGAGTCTTGGGAATTAAACTTCTCACTAGGTAATGCAATAAAATATATAGCAAGAGCACCTTACAAGGGTAAAGAACTAGAAGATTTAAAGAAAGCTAAATGGTATTTAGAAAGAGAAATAGATAGACTTGAAAATAATACAAATAAATAGTATAATGTAAATAACAAATCGTACATATGGAGGGAATATATGAATACAATATGGTTTTTATCAGAAGAAAGAAACTTATTAATATGTGGTTTCAATAGAATAGTAAAGGAAGATGAAACTACAGAGTTATGGGTTAAAGAAGTAGATGGAGGTTCTAGGAAGATAGCAACTGGTGAAGATGCTATAAAAATAGAACAAGCATTATTAGAAATGGTATGGGGTTCTTACCCATCAATAATAACAGATGGTAAAGGAAAGTTTGCCACAAATGTAAATATGAACAGAGAAGTTGAAGAAGTAGAGTAATCTACTTCTTTTTATTAGGAGGAATATTATGAACAATATAGTTAAAGGATTTGGACACTTACACGTTCACACAGAATACTCTACACTTGATGGTATGAGTAAAATAAAAGAATTAATAGCAAGAGTAAAAGAGCATGGACAAGAGTTCATAGCGATAACAGACCATGGAACTATGGGTGGACATTATGAGTTTGAAGAAGAGTGTATAAAACAAGGAATTAAACCTATACTTGGATGTGAGTTTTACATGAGTAAAAGTAATACTGCATGTAAGGACGACCAGGGTTACCACTTAATAGTGTTTGCTAAAGACCAAGAAGGTTTACAGAATTTATATAGGTTAAAAGCTAGAAGTTATAAAGAGAATTTCTATCGTAAACCACATATAAATTTTGATATGCTTTCTGAATTAAAAGAAGGGCTTGTAGTATCATCTGCATGTATAGGTGGTATAATTGGTCAATTAACACTTGATAACCCTTTAGAAGCTAAGCTAGAGGCTCAAAAGTATAAAGATATATTTGGTGATGATTTCTATTTAGAGATACAACCTAATGATATACCAGACCAATGGATAATGAATAAAGAGGTAATAAAGTTAAGTAAAGAACTTGGTATAAAACTTATTGCTACAAATGATATACATTATGTATATAAAGAAGATGCAAAGATACATGAAGTATTACTTGCTCTACAAGTTGGTCAAAAGATGAATAGTGAAAAGAGATTTAAGTTCCCAACTAATGACTATTGGTGTAAATCAACAACAGAAATGATAGAAACATTCGTAGGTTATAGTAATGAAGAGAAGGTTGCTATAATGGAGGCAATACTTAACACTTCAGAAATAGCAAACAAATGTAATGCAAAAGTTATAAAAGGTAATTTCTTACCACACTACCCACACTTAAATGGTATGAGTGAAGATGATTACCTTGCAGAAAAAACTTGGGAAGGTTTTGAAAAGAAATATCCTAAAGGTTATCCGAATAGAGGTCAAATCAGAAGAGATATAATGAATGAGTTACAAGTTATAAGTGACACAGGTTACTCTGGTTACTTCATAAATGTTGCAGATTATATCGTTGATGCGAGAAAGAACGGAGTTCTAGTTGGGGATGGTAGAGGTTCTGGTGCAGGAAGTAAAGTTGTTTATTGTATGGATATAACAAATGTAGACCCTGTTCCACATAACTTACTATTTGAACGTTTCTTAGCACATGGTAGAGTTCCAGACCTAGACGTTGACTTCTCTGACCAAGAACATGTATTTAAGCACTTACAAGAATTACATGGTGCAGATAATGTTGCACGTATAAGGGCATATGGTACATTGTCTTGCAAGAATGTAGTAAGAAAAGTATTAAGTGCATTTGATTTTAGTCAAAAAGATATAGCAATAATAAGTGGTTATATACCTAAGAGATTGGATGTAACAGTTCAACAAGCATATGATGAGTCTAAAGACTTTGCAATGTTTATGGAAAAGAATGAATTCATAGCAAGTTGTATAAAAAGATTAGAAGGTGTTATATCTCACGAGTCTAAACACGCAGGTGGATTTGTAGTTTATAGTAACTTAACATCATTAACTCCATGTGCATACGAAAATGATAGTCAAGGTAATAGAACTATACCAGTAGTTGAATTTGATAAGAAGAAGATAGAGAAGTGTGGGTTCTATAAAATGGACGTACTTGGTCTTGAAAACTTAACTACAGTTAGATATGCACTTGATATGATAGAGAGTAATGAAGGTGTAGAAATAGACCTTGATAACATAGATTACGAAGATAAAGAAGTATATGATATGTTATGTGAAGGTGATGTTAGTGGAGTATTCCAATTAGCAAATCAAAGTTCTATGATAATGGAGCAAAAGCCTAAAAAGTTTGAGGACTTAATTGCAATAAACGCATTGATTAGACCAGGAGTTGGAGATTTCAACGAGTACATTGCTAGACGTAATGGTAAAAAGTTTGAAATACACCCAGACAGAGTTTGGTATATGACAGATACAGTTGGTCTTATGACATATCAAGAACAGTTTCTACTTGATTGTAAAACATATGCAGGTTGGGATATAGCATTTGCAGACAATAATATAAGAAAGAATAGGGATATAAAGAATGATGTTGAAATACGTGATAAGTTTATTAACGATAGTATCAATCGTGGATATAGTAAAGATTTTATAGAAGAGATTTGGAAAGAAATAGAAGATGCAGTAAGTGGTGGTTACTCATTCAATAAATCACACAGTACATCATATGGAGTTCTTTCATATAAAACTGCGTGGTTAAAATGTAAATACCCTGTATATTGGTACGCATCATTACTTAACTCTGAAATATCAGACCAAACAAAAGTAGAGTCTTTAATAGCAGAGTGTAAAAAGAAAGGTATAAAGATACTACCACCAGATATAAATAAAGGTAGTTATATGTTTGAAGGTACTAAAGAAGGTATCAGAATACCTATAAACTATTTAAAAGGTATAGGTGAAGATGTAGTTAAATATATACAAAAAGAATTAGTACCTATCACATCATTTGAAGATATGTTAGATAGAGGTATTAAAAAGTATATAAAGAAAAATGTTGTAATCGCTATGGTAAAGGCAGGTATATTTGATTTTGAAAATGAAAATAGAGAACACTTTATATGGTTATACAACATGAGAAATCGTAAAAAGACAGACATTAAAAATGGTGTAGAGTGTGAACACTTACCTTATGATGAGAAGATTAAAATGCAATGGGAACGTGAAGTATATGGAATGTACTTGTCAAAACACCCACTTGAAGATTATAATGTAAGAAGTATAAATGATTATACAGATGAAATGGTTGCCATTCAAGTTGTAGAGATAACAGAGATACGTGAGCACATGCAAAGAAATGGAAAGATGATGTGTTTTATGACAGGCTCTAACCAACATGGTGCATTAAAGTGTTTAATATTTGCTAACACTTGGGAGTGCCAAGACATTAAAGATAATGTTAAAGTTGGTAACGTAGTTCTAATCAAAGGAAAAAGAAGCGGTAACGATATGATAATAAATGACGTAGAGTTAATGCAGATTTAGGAGGATGTTATGAAAAAATGCGAACATTGTGGAGAAGATTTTAAACCAAGGTTTGGAACAGAGAAATTCTGTTCCAGAAAATGTTATGCAAATTCAAGACTAACTAAAAGATATAAAACAAATTGTGCAAACTGCAATAAAGAAATAGTGTTAAGAGAATATTTATATAAAAATAAGGATAAACATTTCTGCTCAAGACAATGTTATTATGATAGTCTGAAGGCACATGAAATGGAAACAAGAATATGTACTTGGTGTGGCGATGAGTTTGAAACAAGAACAAACTCTAAGGTAAAATACTGTAGTACAGATTGTTCAAATAAACAAAATGCAATTAAAAGATGGGAGAGAAATAATTATGACGTATTGTACTATATGCAAAACGGAATTGACTTGGATGAACAAGACATTATGTGTTAAATGTGGAGTTGAAATATGTGAAGATTGTTCAGTTAAAAACAAGTTCAAATGTGATAAGTGTGCCGATAAGGCTAAGGTAAAGATACCAGACGTTATAAGACGTTCTAGTATCGAGGATTACAAATCATGTCCATTCTATTTTAAACTACATGTAATAGATGGTAATGAGCCAAAACAAAATGTATTAGCAAGATTAGGGAGTGATTTACATGACCTATATGAACACATACAACGTGGTGATGTAACAATAGAAGAAATGGATAGTCAACTTGATTGGATAATGAGTCATATCGAAGAAGATTATCCAGACGAAGATATGAATAGAGTATTAGAAAGAGCAAAGATATGTAACGCATCATTTGTAGATTTATTACCTACACTTACAAATAAAGCAATAGCATTTGAGGAACGTATAAACTTCTCAATAGGTAAAGATATACCACAAGTTACAATAGCTTACGATAGACTTGAAGAAGATGAGAATGGTGACCTACATGTAGTCGATTGGAAAACAGGTAAAGTTATGAGTGGTAAAAAACTTACAACAGATTTACAACCTGCTCTATATTTAAAAGCAGTTGAAAGTAAATATGGTAAGATGCCTAAGAGTTTTAAGTTAGTTTATGTTGGCGATGTGGATAAGAATGGTAAGTATAAAGAACGTACATTCACATCAATAGATGGAAACAAATTCGTTTGCAAAGTTGGTAAAAAAGAATATATACAAGATATATCTGAACAAATAAAAGTAGTTCAAAAACTATTTGCACAAATTAAGCAAGGTAAGTTCTCAATACCTGCTAAACCAGATTACTTTAAATGTAAGATGTGTGATTTTAAAGAAAGAGGTTTGTGTGGTGGTAACGACGTACAGAACTGGATAAACATTAATGAAGAAAGGCAGAAGTACGGATGGTAAAAGTAGCAATATTAAATGAAAGAAACTCATATAAATTACAAGAAAAAATAAACGAGTTTATAGAAGAAAATAAAATAGAAATAGTAGATATAAAATTTAATGTAGATTATATATTTTATGCAATGATAATATATAAAGAAAAACAATAAGTTAATAAAGGAGAAAGAGTATGAAAAAGAAATTAAAAGTATTAGCATTATCAATGATAGTAGCAACAGGAGTAATAGGTTGTTCTAAAAATGAAGTAAAGGGCGACAATAAGAAAGTAGTATTAGTACTTGACGAAGGTGGAGTAAATGACCAATCATTCAATCAAAGTGCATGGGAAGGTGCTCAAAGAGCAAGTGAAAAATATGGAGTTGAAGTTTCATACATAGAAGCTAAACAAGAAAGTGATTATGAAACAAACATAGAAACTGCAATAGATAATGGTGCAGACCTAGTTGTAGGAGTTGGTTTTAAAATAACTGATGCGATAGAAGAGGCATCTGAAAATTATCCAGAACAAAACTTTGCATTAATAGATGGTACTTATGAAGATATACCAGATAATGTAAGACCTATATTATTTAGCGAGGAACAAGCAGGTTATTACGTAGGTTTAATAGCAAGTAAAATGACCACATCAAAGAAAGTAGGATTTATAGGTGGTATGGATATACCTTCATGTTCTAACTTCGCAGTAGGTTTTGAGAAAGCATTAAAAGAAGAAGATAGTAACATAGAGTTTGTAAAACAATATGCAAATAGTTTTACTGATGCGAGTAAAGGCAGAGCAATAGCAGAACAAATGGTTAGCCAAGGTGCAGACATATTATTTATGGCAGGTGGAGGTGTAAACTCTGGTGTCTTAGAAGTATGTATAGAGAAAGGTGTAAAAGCAATAGGAGTTGACCTTCCTTCAAATCATTTAGCACCAGATACAGTTATAACATCTGCTCTTAAAAATATAGGTAGTGGTCTTGAGTCAACAATAAAAGACTTAGTAGATGGTAACTTCAAAGGTGGAGAGGCTAAAATATATGATGCGACTAACGGAGGAGTTGGTTACGAAAAGACAGACTTAATACCACAAGAAGTAATAGAATATATAGAAAGTAAATAAAAATTATGAATACAGGTATAACAAAAATAAATATAACAAAAGATGATGGTTATATGAAAATAGAAATAGATGGACATAATGAAGATAGCATTGTCTGTGCAGGAATAAGTGCTATAATACAAACTTGCGAATTAGGTTTGAGAGCATTGGCAGAAGGAAGAGATAATGTTATAATAGAAGATAATTAATTTATAATATTGGAGGAATAATATGAGCATAGTATTAAACAAAGAACAAATAAAGGATATAAGACACTTACAAAAGAACCTTGATATAAGAGTTAGAGAAATGAATGGAATAGGCTTAGAAGAGGATTTAACGCTTGAGAAGTACATAGCGTTAAAGACAGAAGTATTTGAATTTGTAAATGAGTTAGAAAGTTTCAAGTATTGGAAAAAGAACAAAGGCAAATCAAACATAATAGGTGAGGCTTGTGACGCTTTGCACTTTATATTCTCTATTGCTATAGATAATAACGTAGAGATAGATATGGAAGGCAGAATAAAAGAAGATTATAATGCAGACAAATATGAAACAAATGATTTAATAGGTATTATGGATGCTATGATAAGTGATTGTTATATAGAAAGAGAATGGACAGGATTAAACTCTGTATTAACTGTGATGTGTATGATACTTGACAAATATGGATTTAACGCAGATAATCTATATAAGGCTTATTTAGACAAGAATAAAGAAAATCATAAAAGACAAGATAATAACTATTAATAAACAAATATAAGCCCTTAGAAACGCTCCTAGAGCCTTCTAGGGGTATTTTAATGGGAGAGAATTATGAGTAAAAAAGAAGATTTAAAAAGAGTGTTCCCAGAACACCCAAATCAAGAGTTAAATTTAATATTACCATTAGCAGTAAGTGTAAATCATTTATACATGTTTAAACGTGGTAAGAGATTTATGACAAAGAAAGGTCAAGATTATATGGCTCTTGCTATGAAAGTAGCATCACACGCAGTAGAAATACAAAACTATCAAATAGAAAAACCAGGTGTATGGTTAGTATGCGAGTTAAGGTTTTACTTCCCAGACCTACGTAGAAGGGATTGTCACAACCAACATAAATTAGTGATGGATGCACTAGAACACATAGCTTTCGTAGACGACAGATGGGTCTTAGTGCGTGATATGTATGTTGGATTAGATAGGAAAAACCCTAGAATTGAGATTAAAATATACCCATTGAAGGAGGAAAAATAGTGGAACAAAAACAAACATTAGATGGATATAATAAGTATTTTACGTTCAATAAGGTGGTATAGATATGGATAATTTATATAAAGGTAATGTAATGAAATTAGAGGACTTTCATCACGTACAAATACCAAAGGTAGTTTTTTATGATAATACACTAAGTTCAGAAGCAAGAATGTTATATGGAGTAATATTTGATACATTCAAAATGTCATTGAAAAAAGGTTGGTATGATGATAACTTCAATGTGTATTGTTATTGTACGTTAGAAAGAGCAATGAGAATATTAAGAGTTAGTGAAAAGAAAGTTACAAGACTTAAAAAAGAGTTAAGAGATAAAGGGTTAATAGTAGAAGTAAGACAAGGATTAAATAAACCTAACAAAATATATGTTACAAAATTTGAAAATGTGTATACAAAAGAAGATATTTTAAAGGCACTTGAAGATGAGGAATAACAATGGAAAGGACAAAACGGAAGTTCCAGAACCGTAGTTTTGGAGGTTCTAAAAGCGACAAAAATACAGACGAATAATAATAAGTGTAATAATAATAAGTAGAATAATAATAAGTCTTGTAACTTCGCTTACGCTCGTTGTTTCAAATCAAAGATTTAAAACGGAATAGGAACAAGTTCCCTTTTCTCTGATTTGAATAAAACTTTTAGTTTTACGCACAAAATGTTTGACATACGTGTTAAAAGAATGTATAATAATAAATGTGGAAATAATGTATTTAGTAACATTGTTACACCTCCTATATGTTTTTTTCAAACTAATAAGATTTCTGTTAATTTTATTTTAACTTTATGGTTAATTTGTTTTAACATCCTTAATCTACATAAATGTTAAAACCTCCTTTTTTTTGTTTTTATATAAGCCTTAACGTAAACAATGGTATGAACGGACATATACCTATAAGGTAATTTATTAATTTTCACGTCAACTGATACGAGGGTTAAATACCCTCAACATAAGAGTGTAGTGTAATGGCAACACGACGGACTCCAACTCCGTTAATGTAAGTTCGACTCTTACCACTCTTGCCAATGCCTTACCAAAGGTAAATATATTTGTAAAGAAATTGCAGATAAATTAGGATTTGACTTTATTTTATTTATGATTTTATTTAAAAAAAAAGGTTAGTGTAACTCGAATAACGTATTACGTGAAAGAGTAGGAAAACACCTCGGTAACGTGTAAAAACTGCCAAGACACTAACAATAGTCTAAATTAGTTTTTCAATATCAACAATTGCTAAAAACTACATATTAAGACATCAGTATTAGAAGAAGAAAAGACGAGTTCCCAACACCCTCGTCTTTTTTTTTATTCAAAATAAACTAATACTGTACTCACACCTTTTGCTTTAAGTTCTTCTTGTCTTTTTATTGCATTTGATTTGTCCTTATAACTTCCTGCTAAGACACGATAAAAGCCCTTCTTAGGTTGCTCTACCACATCAGTAATAGTTTTACCTATTATCCCTTCTGCAATAGCCTTAGCCACGCTCTTAGGACTTCTTAGGTATACATCCATATCATCTTTATCATCTATAAAACATACCTCAACAAGAAGTGCAGGTGCTTTAGTATGTTTAAGCACATATGCTCCATGAGTTTTAACACCTCTATTCTTTAATCCTAATGCACTTATATTTTTAACAATACGTTCTGCATGAGGTTTAGCTTTACTATTTAAAGAATATAATAGCACTTCTGTACCAGTTGTTTTACCATTACCTTTCACATCATTAACACAAGCATTAAAGTGTAAAGATACAAACAGGTCTAGGCTTTGTTTATTCGCCTTAGCAACTCTATCTGCAAGTTGTTTAGAAGATTTATCAACCGTACAATCTATAACAGTATGACCTTCTTTGTTTAAATATTCTTTTACCATCTTACCTACTTCTCTAGTTAATACTTCCTCTTTATAACCACAACCTTGAGCACCTGTTCCTTCGCCACTCAAAGTGTGTCCACAATCTATACCTATTATCATATTATCTATCTCCCTTCTATGATTTGTTTTAAATAATTATTCTCTTCTTTAAGTTCTTGTACTGCTTTAATTAACATAGATATTGAAGAGGTAACATCCATGCTAACTTCATTCTCTTCTGTTTTGTCGTTATACGAGATTGTTATTACTTTTGATTTGCTTGTATCTCTCGAAACATCAATAGCTTTATAACCTTCATCAGTATTGATAACATTAATAGAGTTTATCTCATCAAACACAGATACATCATCTACTATAGTAGCTTGGTCTAAAGAATAAGTAGAACTTACAGTACCACAATATATAGCAGACCTAGCACCACCATTGGTAATAAAATGGAAGTTACCACTATCAACACCACACATAAAACCTCCACCAATTCTAAGGTAGTCAGTTACATGAGGGCTATTAGTAGCAGGTAAATAAACACTACCTCTTGCAAGAACAATTCTATTTGCAAAGTGTACGGCAGGATAAGTACTTCCTGTTCTTGGTACAAAGTATATGTGGTTACTGTTCTCCAACATAACTGCATCACCAAATCTAATATAGTCGGCAGTAATACTACCTAAAGAGTCTTGAGGAACATATATAACACCTCTTGCAAGTGCTAAGTAATTCATTCCATATATAGGTGCGTTTTTAACATTAAGGTTTGATGCGAAAGTACCTTCACCACTTGCATAGAATGTACCATTACATCTAGTAGCACCATACACTTCAAGTTTATTTGTAATTATACTTGCTATACTAGCGTCACCAGTAACAGTTAATTGACCACCTGTAAGAGAACTACCTTTTACATTACCATCACAGATAATATTCTTTCTAAAAGTAGCATCATTTTCAAAGAAGGATGCACCACTTTTAAAACTAAACTCTTGTGCAGATATTAATAGACCTGCTCCATAAGCACCTGCATTACCAAATATTCTAGCACCACCAACGAAGTTTATCTCATCAGTTGCAGATATAGTACCACCTTTTATACGGTCACCACTTATACTACCTGTAGTTATATTATCACCGTTTATAATTGTTTGACCAGAGCCAGATAAGTCATTAAATCTTACTACACCTGTCATATCTATACTATCAACAGTTTGTTTTATCTCAGTATACTTAACATTCAATCCATCGATACCATTCTCTGTTTGAGTAACTCTTTGAGTTATACTATCAACCTTAACATCTATTGACGACTCTAATGTTTTTATTTCTTCATTAACATAATCTACTACATCATCAACAACATCATTAGCCATATCCTCTAAATCAAATTCAGAAGGTGTCCAATGTGATGCTATGTTACTTCTTTCTAATTTTATGTTCTTAATATAGGCACTAGACTCTGGGTTGTTATGTCCATTTATAATGAAGTATACAGGTTGATTTGTAATTATACCTTTATGAGTTCTGAAAGTATATGAATATCTCTTCCACTTATTAACATCAAGTGGTCTAACAACTGCATCCATTCTGGTACTGTGATAGTCGTAATCACCAGACTCTGATACCTTATGATATAAACCACCAGTAAAACTAAATGTACTCGCATCAGAATAACCATCAAAAGATATTGTGTACTCTTCATCTGGTACTATAAAGTTAATAGCATCATGTATCTCTTGTTTTAAAGATAACTCTCTGTTAGCCATAAGATAAGTACCATTCCTATTTATAAGTGCTATACAAGGAAAATGGAAAGTATCTAAATCTATATGTGGGTGATAACCCATTTGTGGGTTTTGAACATTTGGATTATAGTCTTGCCAATATACGAGTTGATGAGTTCCGTTTAGTGTCTTATCCCAATTAATAGTTGTATCTGCAACTGCTTTACGAGGAGCAGAGTTATTAATATAGTTAGCACCACCTATTGCTATACCGTCTATTTCTTCTGATACGAAATCTCTAACTCCTGTTATTTGGTTTTGTACTTCTGTTTTAGTGGCAGTAAGTTTCATACCATCTTGAAGTATTTTTATTTCAGACTCGGCAACACTTAACTTACTTGTCATATCAAGCATATCTTCTTCGTACTGTTGCGAACTTACTTTAAGTGCTATCTCATCTTTAGTTTGTTCTATCTCGGACTCATGCCTAGTTATGCTTTCAGAATGTTCTTCTTGTTTTATATTGATTTGATTAATAACAGTATTAATACTTTCACCATCTATATCTACTTTAAGACCTTTTATAGTAGTTGTATTATCTCCGTTTATACCTTCGATAACAGATTGTATATTTAACTTAGTACCACTTATATTAGCGTTATCATCAACCTTCTCATCAGTTATAGCACCATTAGTTATACCTGCATTATATACACCATTCTCATCATACAATACAGTTTGTCCATCTTTACCACGAACTACAAGTCCATATATACTACCATCACCTTTTATATCTCCAAGAGCAACTCTCTCGAAAAGAGTGTTACCTGTTCTCTCATTGATTTGTAATTTATTATTAACTATTTTTAAGTGACCATTAGTGCCTTGAACAGTAAACTTAGCAGTATCTAATATGCCACCTTCTAACTTATCTACACTAAGTGAAGATATATGAGCAGAACCTATTGCTCCATTTGCTATTATACCACTACCTGCCGTTATACTTCCTGCTTGTATATGATTGGCATTTATTTTATTAAACAGTAAATTACCATTTATCAATCTATCTCTCCAAAAATCTTCCTCTGCTTTTGTGTAATACAAATCATTATGATTATGTATTTTTGGTGCATACAGAGTATCATGGTCGTGAGGAGGTACTGTTGTACTACCACCACCACTTCCACCACTACCTGTACCACCACAATTAGCAGAAATAGATTTACCTATATCATAAGCAAATTGACCTATGTTATAAGCATTGTTTAAGTCTACAAAATATGGTGAAGAAGATGTCGTAGTTGGAGGAAGAGTGCTATACGCACTCCCCTTCATACCTTCTTCAAGTGATTTTATGTAGACATCTTTGTGGTTTAACATATCCACTCAAATCACTACCTTTCTATTTATCTTCTAGTTTCTTCTCTATTATATCTAGTCGAGTTAATATCTTATCTAATACTGGAACAACTTTTTGTAATTCCACACCCATTAATTCCTCTCTCTTTTGTGATGAGCGTAACACATACATTAATAAAGATATAAATAACATTAAATGAACACTCGGACTATCAACAATGGAGTTTATTAATTCTAATTCCAAAAATAATCACACCTTTCTTAATTATCTGAATTTCTGTACCAATTACCTTTATTACCAGTTATATAATTTAACCAATCGTAAAATACTTGTCTATCAGTAGTTGCTTTACTTACTGCACCTTTATCTTCTTTACTTCTTCTTTCTTTAACACTATCTAGTGTATTAATTAGATTTGGTAGAATAGGATTTAGGTCTTTTATGATTTCTTTCTTTCTCTCTTCTTTAGTTACTTCTCCCCAATTTGCTTTATCACCTTCAACTATTGTATTACCGAAGTTACCTTCACCTCTCATTTGTTGTAGTGCAATACGTAATATAGGGTTAAGTTTGTTTTCAAAATCATCTCTTTCAAACGGTATTGCATCTTCAAAATCTGGCATCATGTTTTCAGAGAATAAATAGTTGTAATCATCTTTATTAATTCTATCAGTAATATTTGCATAAGGCTTTTGTAGTTTACCATGTTTGTTATCTTCTCTCTGCTCTGTGCCTTCTGGTACTCCATACTCTAAACCTTTAGTTCCTCTAACTATTCTATTCATCTTATCTGGGTTTTCAAAAGCAGAACCAACAAGAAGTTTTGCATTGTTTTTGTGGAACATCCAGAATGGGTCTATAAAGTCAGATATAACTTTATCAACTTTACTCTTATCACCATAATCAAATAAATATTTATTAACTGATTTGGATGCTTGTTCTGGACTCATACCTCTTCTTAATTGAGTTACGAAATGATGTAGACGTGCAGTTTGTTCAGACTCACCTAGCTTTTTCATAAAGCCAGAATTATCTATTGCATTTTCTAATGCAGGGAATAAACTTCTTACATTTTCTATATCCTCACCAACACCATCAACAACACCTAAGTCTTGTGCTAATTTACTTACCTCATCAGTAGAATAAACTCTTTTATTAACACTATCGAATATATCGACATTCTTATTAGGCTTACCTTGAATATGTTTAAGTATTTGTCTTGCATCTGTTTGAGGTGCAAAAGCCTCTGCTCCAAGTGCTAAATAATTCTGTCCTTTATTTTGGAAGAAGTTTTGTATATGCCAACCTGGGTTGTATACAGTTAATCCTTTCTTTAAAGAATTTAACCATGATTTATAAATGTTGTATAATTGAGTATCTTCATATGGTAATCTATCGTTAGAACTTTTCTCAACAACTTCTTTAAACTGTTCAAATGTAGGTTCTGCACCTTTATTAAGTGCATTGGTTAAATCATGTATAACACCATCCTCATCAACACCAGGAGGTAAAGGGAAATCAAGTTCATCTATTGTTTGAGGTGTAGGCATATTAAGTTTGCTTAAGTAATCATCTAAACTCTTTATAGTATGTTTACTCATTTGTGCTCTAGGCTTATTAACATTTGATTTGTTTTTCAAAGCCTCTCTCATCTTTAAAGATTGTTGTTCATTTTCCCATGCAATAATCCTTTCAAACTCATCAACATATTCATGGTTATCTATATTACCAGAACTAATATCATCAAGAACATTTTTAGAAGGGATATTATCAATAGGAGTGTTTTGTCTTAATACACTACTTATCTCATCACCAATATTATCTCCACGTTGAGGTATGCTACCAGGCATTGCATCAAATAACTCATCAATAGTTTTAGCACCTTGAGTTCTTAGATATTGCCATTGTAATTGGTCTGGTGTAAGTTCATCTAAATTATCAACTGCTTTACCATTTATTTTAATGTGTGCCATTTCAAGTGGATTAGCACCTTTAGTAATATCTCTTACAGTACCTTTTAAAATATCAGAAGGTTTTGTATCAAGACTAACATCACCACTAAGTAACTTTAACTTCATTTGTTTTAATCTATTAAAATATACTTTATCGTCAACACCAATTTGTCTAAGATATTTTACGTTATCATTAACAAACCTTCTTAACATATCAAGGTCTTTTGTATCACTTTTACCAAATACCATAGATGCTTCTTCAATGATAAGTTTTTCTAAGTTACTAATAGCATTATCAACATTATTATATGCTCTAACATTTTTAAGGGTTTGTTTATCTTTAGGTATTTTTATAGGTGTGTCTGTTTTTACATAATTAATACCCAACTTACTTCTATAATCGCTATACTCTTTCTTAGTTCTATTTACATTAACTTCACCAACATCAGATAATTGAGATTGTTGATGTCTAACTGAACCTGTTTCTCTCATACGATTTGACTCTAAATCTCTAGCACTTTGAGATACTTGTTGTTCTTTTATTATATCTCTTTGCATTTGTTGTTCTGCTAATTCATCAAGTGCAGTTTCATAACCTGCATTAACATCTTTATTTGGATATGCCTTCTTAGCATAATCATCATATTCATCAACCATATATTTAACTTGTTTATACTCATCATCCCAAGCCTTTATTCTATTTTCTAAATCTTGTAATTCATAATACTCATCAGTAGAAAGAGGGTTTTGTTTTTTCTTCGCTCTTAATTCATTACGTCTACTTGTAAGTTCTCTTTTAGTTTTTACACCATGTTTAGATGCAAGGTTAGACATCTTCTCTTCGTATCTATAATCAGTAAATGAAGGTGCTAGTTTTGCAGACTCACCACTTTTCACAAGGTTACCTGCTTTATCAAACTCTTCAAATATTCCATTGGCTTGTCTATAAACCATTTCATCAAGATAGTCTAACACTTGATTTGCCTGTGAAGGTTTAATGTTACGTCTTATAACATCTTTCCCATCAAATATAAAGTCATTTAATACTTTAGATAATTCGTGATTTCCGATTTGTTTATTACCTATAAGGTACTTTAAGTTCTTTACATTAACACTTATCTCTTCAAGTGCTCCTTCCGAAGAACCACCTATTTTATCTACAAGAGCATCAAGACCACTTCTGAATAAACTCTCTCTTTCTTTTATATTACCAACATTGTCTACAAACTTAGGTTTTAATATATCCTTTAAAAGATTATAGTTCTTTTGTTTTGTTAATCTCATTTTTCTAAGTTCTTCTGTACCAACAGAGTTTATCTTTCTTAAATCCTCTGTGTTGAAATATTTTTCATCTGCTTTGATTTGGTTTTGTGTTCTATAATCAGTACGTCTAGTTGTACTTTCTAAAATATCTGTTATATCATCAGAACCTCTTACAATTTGCTCATATACTTCTGGGTGAGTTCTTTGTAAATAAGAATACATAGCATCTGCATTTTTAGGCTTCATACTATCTAACTTTTCAGTAAGACCTTCTATATCATTAGAATATTTTTGATATATGTTTTCAAATTTAGTTTCAAATTTACTTCTTGTTTCTTTACGTCTACTTTCTATAATCTCATCAAATGGATTAGTAGTTTTAGCAGGTTTAGTGTTTACATCACCAATAGTTTCAAGATATTTGCTAAGGTTAGGTGTATTAGGGTTTTTAGAAACATTATCTCTAGCAACTCTTTTTGCATAACTATCATCCATTAATTTATCAACACTTGTGTTACCTTTTTTACCAGAATAGAATACACTATCAGATGCACCACTAGCTTTCTTGCTAGAGCCACTATATTTATCTGCTTTACTCATCAGTTCTGCTACTTCCTCTGGTACGATACGAGCATATGATTTAGCAGTACCTTTAACCAAATCATCAAATGAACTTTTAGTATTTTTTATAAGAGCCTTACCAACACCTGTTATCTTATCCTCTATAGTGGTAGGTGCTAACATATCCATAAAGAAACCTACTACATTATTGGAGTTAGTTACAAATGGTTTTTCTTCTTCAACTTTCTTTCTATATTCTTCTGCATCTTGGTGACGACCTGTTTCTTCTAAAAACTTTATTTGTTTCTTATCTGCTCTATCTTTAGCCTCATTAAGGTAGACACCTGCACCATGACCGAAACCTGTTTTATCTAATTCTCTTTGATTTGATTTAAGGTTTTCTAAGATATTACTTCTACCTTCACTATAATATTTGTAATCACGTTTTGGGTCTGCTATAGCTTGGAACACATTACCAGAATCTTCTGCAAATCCAGTAATACCTGCCATAACGTGACTGCCTATTGACCCAACACTTTTTATCATATCCATACCTGCGTCAACAACAGTATCTTTTAAAAGACCTTTACCAAGTTCTATAACATTACTAAGGTGTTTTCCTTTACGTTGATTTGCCATAGCAGTTCTCATACCATCAAGTGTTTGGAAGTTAAGGTGGTCTGAAAACTTCTTAGCGTCTTTACCTTTATGTGAACCCATTATAGTATACTTTTCTTTTGCTCTGTAATCTGGGTGATATAAAGTACCTGTCTTTTTAAAACTTTCTTTTTCTTCTTTTGTAAGGTTTTTAGTTTTAGTTACATAACTATCATAAGGTTCACCTTCACTATTAACTCCTGCATTAACCTTTCTAGCGATACCTGTATATTTTTTAGTTACTTCGTATGGGTTTTTACCTTCTTGTTTTGCAAGGTATCTACTCCTCTTCATACCTTTTGTATCTACATAATCACTACCATACCCACTTACTGTTTTACCTTCTGCTAAGTTTTTCTTAACACCATATACTTTTTGACCTACTGATTTTGTGTAGTTACCTTTAATATAGTTTTGGTCTGATTTGCTAGTAGCTTTTTTGTATTTCTTGTTTGAACTTTGAACTCTGTTTATTTTGTTTTGTTGAAACTTCTTTTTAATTTCATCTTTTCTTGAACTCATTAAAAACCTCCTTAACTATTATTTATTTTTCTTCTTAAACATCTTAGATATGTTTTTCTTTAAGTTGCTTAGAGATTTACTTGTTGACTTCTTAGTATTTTTTTTAGCATTGTTAAGTGACTTCTTAACATTAGCATTAGACTTCTTAATTGCTTGTTGTGTTTTCTTAGCAGAAGTCTTAGTATTAGTATTCTTCTTCAAGTTCTTGACAGAATTAGAAGTAGACTTCTTAACATTCTTAGCAACTTTCTTTATTGTTTCTTTTTGCTTTTCTTTACTCTTTTTAGACTTCTCATAATACTTATTATTTTGAGCACCGAACTTCTTGTTGATTTCATTTGACTTAGAAGTTTTACTAGATGATTTGTTTTCTGTTTTACTAGACGCTTTTTCTTTTGCTTGTCTTTCTCTCACATCATTCATTAGGTTACGAGAAGTTTCAAGTCTTGCTTTAAAGTTAGACCTAGTTTTTCTACTATTGTCTTTAGAGAACCTGTCATAATACCTAGACGCTAAATTATCTTTGTGTTTATTCACATTATCTATATAACTTTGTCTTAAAGGTCTTAACTCTTGATATACAGTATCTCCTATGTTGTATGCTCCGTTTGTACTTCTTGCTATACTCTTGTTCAGTAAGTGTGTTAATGCAGTTTCTCTAGTGTTATCTAATCGTTCATCTACTGTATCATTTTGTCCGTAATAAGCACTATACATTGGGTCTATAAGTTCATCATATATACTTGCTCTCTCCATTAAACTATCTACATATCCCATGTCAGACGCATTGTACGCATCAGTAGATAACTTCTTAAACTCATTATCTATTGCTTGTTGTGTTATCTCATCATCTAAACTTGCAGTTCCTCCATCATAGTTTTGGTAACCACTATAACCACTGCGAGAATAAGGAGAATAACTTCTTGAATATCCACTTGAATAACCAGAATATCCGCTTGAACTTCTTGAATTATTTAAGTTTGTTTCGTGTGTTCTATCAAGTGCGTTCTCATTAGATTGCCAGTTGTTTTGAAGTTCTTGCATTAGCTTTTCAAAGTCTTTATCTTTTTGTGCTTGTTCTTCTTCCCACTTACGTTTCTCTTCAAGTAATTGTTGTTCCCAATCTCTTTCACTTTGAGTTTGGCTATCTTCTCTATTCCAATTCATTAATTGATTATAATAATCTGTTTGGTATTTAGTTAGATTTGATTGATAGTCATTGTAGCTTTGTAAATGACTCATATTAAGTTCTGCTAAAGATTTGTTTATTTCGATTTGTAATTTATTAAGAAGTTCGTTACGTGAGTTAGATGCCTCTAATAAATTCTTATTGTGATTTATGTTTGCTACGTTTTCTAATCCTAATTGTTGAGGTGAGTATTGTATTCCACGATTTGTACCAGATACGTTAAGTTCTTGCATTTGATTGTATCTTTGTTCATTTAATGTATCAACAGATTTGTTATAAGCACTCTCTGCATCTTTAACTGATTGTTCATATTGTTGTTGTAAATTAGATTGTTGTTGTTGCATCATTTGTTCTTGTAATTGCCAGTTCTTTTCGGCTTGTTCTTTTTGTAATTGTAATATTTGGTCTGCGTATTTATATGGTGTAGATGCGTTTACATACTTGTTATATAGTTCTTGATTATCTAAGGCTATACCTGCCTCTTGCTTTCTCTTTACTTCTGCCTCGTACTCTGCTTGTGTCATTCCACCTGTTCCTGGTACTATTGCGTTTTGGTCTAATGGGTTGTATGTTACAGTTCTTGAATTAGCACTTGCAGTAGTAGGTGTAGCATTTCTTGCCATTGCATAAGTAGGTATATTATCTGTACCTTCTGTTGAAGTCGCTAATGCACTATTTATATCTGATAAACTCATCATACCAACATTACCTGTTGCACTCACATCAGTAGTAGGTGTAGTAGTTTGTGTTGTAGGAGTTGTAGATGCTATTTGATTAGTTGTTGTAGTAGGTGCAGGTGTAGTTATCGTAGAAGTGCCTTCTGACGTATTTGAAGGGGTCTGTAAGACGTTTGGTGTTATTGTCCTAGTATTTGTATTATTAAGTGTTTGTACAGGTGTTGTAATCCCACCAGTTACGTTATTTGTTGTAGTAGGTGTTGTTTTAGGTTGTATCTTCTTTTGTATTGCCGATTGTATTGAGGATTGGCTTGGTGTAGTGTTTGGCATTGTTGTATTATTAAGTGCTTTACCACTTAATGAATTTGCTACTTTTTCTTTAAAGTTATTCATAGGCTTTTGCTTTTGCCTTTTTAAATAATTGTTATATGCGTTTTGCATTTCTTCCATTCCTTTCTATTTAATTTATATTTCTATAATAACATAAGGTGACGATAAACGCCACCATATAATTACTCTATACAGATGTATTTAAACTCTGGTGCAACACTTGTTGGTAATTGTATTTCATTTATACTACTTGCAACACCTAATGCCTCAAATACTTCTGGATAAAACTCTCTTGTTAAAGGTGTACCTGTGCATTTCTCCCAATATCTACCTTCATAATCTGTGTGGTTTGCACCAAAATCTACAGGATAAGTTTTTATCTCACCTATTTCAGAATGATAAGCATTACCCATAGACATTAATGTAGCAACAGTATCACCTACAAAATTACCTAAAGAAGTTTCACCACTATATATAACTGCTTTACCTCTAAAAGCAGAACTGTTTAAACGCTCATGTAAAACTTCACCAGTAATAGGTGCAGTATAATGCCAACCTAAACCACCATCTGGATTACCACCTTTACCTATTATTACATCAGTACCACCTATTAAAAGGTATACATCTTCATCCCACCTATAATCATCTAAAGTAACCTCTATTGCCTTATTACAAGCTATATTAGTGTCAACATTAGTTTTAACAACATAACTCCCCCCTTCTATAAGATAATCTAAAGTCATTAAATCCCTACATCTTACTGCTCCTATAATAACATTATCAACATTACCATTAATAGGGTTACTATCTCTAACACCTATAACAACTTTAGATACTGATTGACCTGCAGGTATTCTCAAACCTTCACAAGTATAAACTTCACCAGTTGCTAAACCTTGAGCATTACCAGAGTTTACATACCCAACCCTACTTGAAGATATATAAGCATTAGTAAATACTGTTTTGCCAGATATTTGTCCATTAGAATTGTATTTATGAACAAATTTCTTGGCTATTTCTTCTAAAGCACTTTGTACTGTAGTAGCATCTAATACAGATGTAGTATTATCAAAATCTAAAGACACTCCTTTTACTTGTATATGTCTTTTATCTGCGTATGGTACAAACCCTATAGAAGAATTCATTTCTCCTTCTATAACCATCATATATTTGTGATGAGGAAAAGAATTACCTTTTTGAAAACTTATACCTATTTGTTTTACACCACTACCTGGTGTTATTGTAATAGTTTTTCTTTGCCACCCAGATATATTGTTTAAAGGAGTTTCATCAGAAGGTAATACAGGTAAACCATCTGCATCTAAAAGTGCTATCCTAGCACTATCTGTATATTGCCTTAACATTGTGTATTGTTTACCCTCTTCAACTGGTATGTTTACGTAATTCCAACTATCGTGTCTTACTCTAGCACCAAGTTCGTTATAATAAAAACCAAACACATGTGAAGAGAAATCTAGTAAATTTATACTTGAATAATTCTCCACACCATCTAAATCTTGCCATGTGTAAACTGCCTCATTTAACTTCTCTTTTACATTTAACCTACCTCTTATCTCTGTATTTAAACAATAAGTACCATCACGAGATACACTAGCACCTACAGTTAAAGTAGAGGCAGACATGTTTATATAATCTAAATTATATACAGAAGATATATTAGTCATAGATTTGAATGTACTTCTAGCAGTACCAGGAACTCTACATGCTATATAAACAATTGTATCTTGGAACTTTTTATCTATGTCTATTTCTATATAAAACACACCTGTTTTAGCATCTTGTTTCACATCAAAAGCCTTACCTACATGAATTTCTGAATGAACTCTATCTTCGGCAACAGTAGCACCTTTCTCTATTGCATAAACATTTACACCAGATATTCTATCTGCATTTTTAGTATGAAGATAATATCTAATACTTTCTATGTGACCTTCGTAAAATCTATCAGAAGATAAACTTCTTACACCGAATATTCTGTTCGCATTACCATCTGGTGAAGGGTTACCCTTTAAATATGCATTATCATATACAACACCACTTACATCTAAGTTTGTAAAAGAGTTATTACCAGTAAAAATATTATCTCCATTTAATTTAGCATACCCATCCAAATCTACACCATTTATAGTAACTTTATCGACATATTTACAAAACACTCTAAATTTATGAAAACCACCAGTAGGTGCATTGTGGTCATATATCATAGCAACAGGTTTATTACCATTATCTACATCTTGATTAGCATAATCCATTACACCATTAGAATTTATTACAAATACTATATCACCTGTTTTAAAACCACCTGCTTGATACATATTTTTAAATTCTACACTATCTGTTGCTATTTGTATATTAGAACCTCCACCTGTCATTTTCTTAAGTTCTTCTATAGCCTCTTCTACAGTTTCAACATTTACACCATTTATAACATCAACGTGTTCTATATCCATTGACCATAAATCGCCTATCATCCACTCTAATTCCTGTATTGCCTCTTGCACGTTATCAGAACTTAAAGCAGAAAGAGTGTTATCATATATTACATCTTTTGCTTGACCTGTGAAGTTACCTCCTCCACCAGTTCCTCCACCTGCACCTGGTACACCATTTTGGCATAAGTAGTACAAGTATGTATCAACATTTGTATAAGGCTTTGGTAAATCTTTTAATGCTATATTAGACCTACCTGTTAAATAGCTTAAATACGTTTCTGTATTATTTTTTGGAGTTCCTAAGTTACTTAAAATTTTTGTCATATTGTTTTATTACCTTTCTTAATTTTCTAATCTTAATTGTCTAAAGAGGTTTTGTTAAGGTCTTAAAGACCCAACTATCTCTTCAAGTTCTGTTATCAAATCATTTGCTTTAATTGTTAAAGTGTTCATTTTTTCTATAGCACCGTTATGAGTGTCTATCAAAGTATTATACGCTTTCTCTATCTCCTCAAAGTTATCATTCATTTGAACAGGAGAAATTATAGTATTCTCCTGGAAATTAGGGAAAGGTATAATAATGTTTTTAGTAAGTTTTAATTGTTCCATATTACATCCTTTCTATCTGTAACCTTTATATTCGTACAGACCACTTATTTCATATATTCTCATTGGTTGATATAATTCTTTCTCATCAAGTTCTTTATAATATTCTCTTGTGTCATAATCTCTAGGTTGTCGTACATAGAACTTGCCTTTGCAATAGAACAAATCACCAACATTACTTTTACTTTGATGTGGTAGGTCGTTTACATAGTCTTTAAACTTGTAACCATTACCTATCCATATCTTAAATATCTTACCACGTCTACCAACCATTATCGGTAATGAGCGAGATATATTTGATGCGATAAATCTACTCTTATCCCAGATAGCTTTACCCCAAAGTGATATTTCACTTTCAACAGATGTTTCTTTCTCAACAGTTACGTAATCTATATCATACTTAACTCTAACATCCGAACGAACATCATCATACACTTCTGAAACAACATAAGTATCTCTTATCTGTTTTATACGAACAGGAGTACCAAAGTCTAAATCTTTAGAAGTCCAGAAACATGGGATTGGTAGTTTTAAATCTGGGTACTGATAATCGTAGTCATAATATATTTTATCATCAAAGAACATTAATTCCAACATATCCCTACCTAATAAAAATGTATCATCATAAGTGAACATCTTTACATTCTCTGTACCAGAGTATAAAGTCCAAGCCATAAGTGAGAAGTTATAGATAATACTCAAATCACCAAGTTGTATCCACCACTCACCATTATAAGGGTCATAACCTGTATGACAATCTCTTATATCTTTTATAGATTTCTTAATAGGTGCATCAAATAAACTTACCTTCTGATTGATTTGTGAAGTAGCAAGTATTGTGTCACTCGTAGATATAGTTTTTAATTTATAACAGTTACCATCTGTACCAACATAGAACATGAAGTTATGAACTATATTAGCAGAGTTATCATTCATTATACCTGTGTGGGTATTTATCCTTTGCAATGAATACGCCTCTGTAGTATCTCTATTTGTGTTACCACTTAAAGCATACACATCATTATCTCTACCAAATATTACTGCATCAGAGAACACTCTCATACAATTTATCTTATCACCATTAGGAGGTAATTGAATAGGTAGTGATGCAGGGAAATAGAATGGGTTTAATATATCACTTATATAAACCATATTAGGGTCATCTGGATTACCTGTAGCATATAGTCTATCTTTATGTACTATAAGCATATTACATTTATTAACTTGCATATTAGTACCTTTGTAACCATCTTCCATTTCGTATTGGCAAGGCTCATACCACGACTTATATCTGTGTCCACTAAAGCGTTCTTCTTTCCATACACCTACAGTAGCAGGTTTAGGTTCTGGTGTAAAACCACCTGGAGGTGATGCTATAAAGTATATATAAGGTAAATCCATACTTTCTAACTCATCAAGTTTAAAGTATCTTATATGATTTGCCCCATCAACTAAGAAAAACTTATCCATGAATTGAACACCAGATGTAGGTTTATATAAACCATCTTGACCCCAAGGTATAAATATTGGTTTACCATCTGCTCTTATATAATAGAAATCCTCATCTACGTGCATCAACATTGTTTCAACACCAGGTCTAGGTCTTAATACCCATACAGTACGTAACTTACCATGTATCTCACCCCAAGTATCTTTATCATAAAAATCATACTTATTTAAACCACTTCTCTTTTCAAGTAATCCATCTTTTCTAAAACGTAAGTTAAGAAGATTTGGGCTTTCACTATCTTGAAGTCTTGCAGGTGAAGTAGTGTTATTTAAACCACCAGAGAAATTCTTAACAGTAAACGTAACTCTTTCTGGTGCTTTGGGTGCAGATGAATTGTTTATATATGATTTAGTATTAAACATAATTAAACTCCTTTAGCAGTATATTCAGAGAAGTAAACATTTTTAATCGCATCAAATGGTTTGTCATTCTCATTACTATCATAACCTTCTATAACAAGTTCTCCATCATTAATTAGTAATTCTACTTCTTGTGTTTTGAACTCATACTCATTCATAAATTGTTGTGCTAGGTAGTTCTGCTCATCTTGTGTAAAACATCTACTAGCACCATATATTGCAAGTAAGTGATGATACTGTTCTGGTAGGTATAAAGGCACATCAGTAAGAGTATCTAAATAAGGCATGTTCTTGAAATGTTTATATCTTCTTGTTCTATCAATACCTTCGTTTATAAAGGCAACTATATCTTCTTGAGTGAATAGAGAGCCTGTTGTATCTCGTGTGTATTGTCTTACCCTAGTTATCAAATCCTTCAATGTCATTTACATATTCACACTCCTCTTCAACATTTTCTATAGCATGGTTATTATCTTTAGCATACACTTTCATAAAAGTGCTTAGCATATCTATTATTGCGTCCTGTCTTTTTAATATACCCTCAAACATACGCACATAAAACTCTTCTTTCAATTTTACCACTCCTTATTAAAAAAGAGTGAGGATAAAGACCTCACCCTTATTTGTTATTTTTTCTTTCTAGCTTTAGGTTCTTCTTCTAATCCGAAAGTAGTAGTAGAAAGTTCTCCACCAGTTGAACCTACCATACCTCTCCAATCAGAGAAACCAAATGAGTATCTCATATACCCTCTGTATTTAGCAACGAAAGTATCGAAATCTTCTTCATTTTTGAACTCTGGTTTAATTCTCCAGAAGAAATTTAACTCATGTCTTGAACCATCTTGTAAGAACCAACACTCGTCAGAACCACCTGCGTTTTTACCTAAGTAATCCATAACAACTATTTCCATTCTATCTTTTAAGTAAGCATTTGTATCGTTGTTAGCAGTACCAGGTAATTGAGAAGATTTTAATAATCTTATAGCAGTATCTTCTAATGCAGGAGGTACTATTAATTTAGTAGCTTTCATTTGAATTAAATTACCTGCCTCATCTAATTGCTCCGACATTAACTTTATAGCCTCTTTTAAAGATGTTTCTGTTAATTTATCAGTAAGCATATTTGAACATTCTTTAGAAGAGTCTACTAAAGTATGTTTTTTGTGGAATAATGGTAAACCATCCCTACCTTCAAAAGCCATAGTAGTAGCTTTAAATCCATTTAATAATAAAGATATAGCATCTTTCTCAACTTTTGCTCTACCTGCTCTAGCAAGTGCTTTAGCCATTTTAGTCATTTGACCATATTTCTCGTCATCATAAAGTTCTCTACCTATCATGAAACCTTTAGTGAACGCTTTGTGTTCGTAAGTAACTATGTTACCTTCTTTTATTTTTGCATATGATACGTTATCAACTTCTGATGTTCTTTCTTCCCAATCACCAAATGCTCCCATTCCGTAATCTGTTTCAGTTGCAGAATTAGAAGTTAAAACGTTAAATATTTTTGGGTATTGCTCTGGTATCTCATCATAAGTTTCAAAGAATACCTTTCTTAAACCTGGGTATAATAATCTAGCAAAGTTCTCACTTATATGAGTATTTGCTCCGTCTGGTGCAACACCAAACATTTGTAAGTTCATTTTTAATTTTTGCATATAATTGCTCCTTTGTTATGATATGATATATTTTATCTCCATTTACTATATTCAGAAGGCGACATTCCCATTGCTCTCGCTATTCTCTCTTCTCTACTTGAAAGTCTAACCGACTCTTCCTGGTTAATAGGTTTTTGAGAAACGCCACCAACTATTGATTGTGTTTCAATGGAGTTTTGTTTAAGTTCATTAAGTAATTCTTCTTTGATTTGTTTTCTAAGTTCTTCTATATTAGGCTCTTTGATACTATCTGATTTAAGTGCTTTATAAGCTACCTCTAAATCTAACACATCATGTTTTTGAGCATATTCTAAAACTCTATCCTCATCAAAGTCAGAATACTTATTCTTTAACCCACTTACATATTCATTGTATCTTTGTTCTTCTATATATTCTTCTAGTTCTCTTACCTTTTTAGTAAGTTCATCTGGCACGTAGTTATTTAATTGTTCATAACCATTCTTATCCACGTCCCTCATAGCTTGAACTAGGTGTGGGTTTTGTTCTAAATATTTATATAAATCAAGTGCTTGTTGAGTTGACTCATCATATACAGGTTCTTCATCTTGAGGTTCTTCAACCTTACCGAAACGTTCCTCATATAATCTCCTTAATTCGTCGTCATTTGGACTATAAGGCTTTTGAGGTTCTTCCTTAGGTATTTCTACCTGTTCTTCATTAGAAGGGCTTGTAGACTCTTCTATTGCGTCAGAAGGTGTTTCTGGTTCTGGTTCACCTGCAGTTATATTGTGTGCCTCTTCAAAAGCAGATGTGAAAAAACTTTTATCGTTTAAGACACTAAACATTTGTAAGTCCATTTTATATTTGTGCATTGGTCATTCCTCCATTCATAGTTTGCATATCACTTTGTAGCATTTGTGCTAGTTCTGGATAAGCCTGTAGTACTTCTCTAAAAGTATTTGGGTCTTGTTGTGCTAGATTTAATAACTCTTCAACTACTTCATTAGGTAATTGTTGAGAATTTAAAGCATCTTCCATTTGTGTATTTTCAGAAAGTAATTGTTGTTCTAAAACTTTCTTTTGCTCATCATCAACTTTAGGTTCTTCTTCTGGTTTTTCTTTTTGAGAACTTCCTTCTTTAAGACCTCTCTTATAACCTTTCTCTTCTATCTTAGACTCGTACTCTTTTTTATCTCTTTGTTCTTTATCGGCGATTAACTCGTCTACTTGTTGAGAAGTTATTTGGTTAGCTTGTATTGCTTGTTGTAACATTGCCATTACTTGTTCTGTTACACCCTGGTCTAACTCACCTTTTTGTTGAGCCTGTTGTTGCATAGCCATTTCTTGTTGTTGTTGAAGTGCTTGTTGTTGCTCTTGTTGTTGAGTAGCTTTAACTTGTTCAAATCTATCTGTTATAGATTTCTTATCACCAGTAGGCAAGAACTCTAATACTGCTTTCCTATCCACCAGAGGTAAGCCATCTTCACCATTAGTTTGTGCAAGTCTTATCATTAAGTCTAACATTGCATTTCTGTTTACAGGCATTGTAGACCCTGCCATAACTTTCAAATCATAATCATTCTCTAATATTTCAGTATTGATTTGTCTAAACATAGAGTTACCTTCTATATCAGTAATTCTTACCCATCTATCTAACTTCCAAAACTGTTGCATACGTGAATAAACTATTTGAGCAAGTTCAGAAAGCGAGGACTCCATTATCTTTATCTTTAAACGTATACGTGCTTGTGATGCTTCTTGCAGAGCAAGTATCGCACTCGCCGCCGTTATACTACCTTGTTGAGAACCTCTTAATGAGTCCCATACACCAGATATATCTTGAAGGTCTTTCTTTAATATTTCAATTTGCTCTCTTACATAAACTGGCATTTGTGGAGGTGTATCTCTTCTTACTTCTGACCCAGGAGTTTTTCTTATTACAAGTCCTGGTCTATTTGTAAGTTTACCTTGACCTATACCAGAGTTCTTATCTATTATCCATTGCATATTAGCAGTATTCTTAGCGTTATCTATGATTTGATTTGTAAGTTCATTTATATAGTGTTGTGGTGACATTAATTGTTCTACTTCACCTACACCCCAGAACTCAAAAGGCATATCATAGTTTTTCATTATTACAAATGGGAATTTACCGTCATTATAAGGATTTTTCTTATCAGATAGCAATATGCCTAATTCTGGTAAACAAGTTATAACTCTACCTTTTGGGTATTTAAGTTGTTTCTTGTCTTTAACACTTTCGTCCATAGTTATCCAATCACGACACCACATTTCAAGTATAAGAACTTGGTTTGCATCTTGTGTATCATTTTTATCTCTATCGGCAACTAATTCAGACATTGTTATACGAGAACCTTCTATGGCACTTGCCTTTTCTGGGAATTGTTGTTTGATTTGATTTGCGTGTCTATAAGTAGCATATACTAAAAACTCACAGTTGTCAATACTTTCTGCTAAAGGGTCTGGAAAAATATTGAAAGGGTCAACTGGTTTTATACTTATATTACCATATTCACCATCTTTACCATCCCATTGAACAAACCATACTGCGTTACCATACACTAACATAGGTATTAATTGTGCAGGTAATTTTAATCCCATCTTCTCTCTATCCCACTCGTAATCTAAAGCAGTTTGTATATCTCCAGAGAACTCCATACCTAACGGAGTTGCAGGAACTGCTAAGAACTTAGGGTTGTTATCTGTCATTATAGGTCTAACAGTTTCAATAGTAGAGAATATTAAGTTACTTATCTCATTTGATTTGTAATCTGGTTGATTTAGTTTTTGGAAGTAAGTACCTTTATAAGCACTCATGTACTCCTTCCACTTTTCCATAAGTGGTGCTTTCGCCACATATGCTTGTTTAAATTTAGAATAAACCCACTCTACAAGTTTTCTCTCTTGTTCTGTAGGTGCATATTTTTTATTATTGTTTTTATCTTCTTTTTTATCTGGCACTATTCACATACCTCCAATTCTTCTTTCTCGAATAGTGGGTCAACTATTTCCTTCTTAGTTTCATCAACTATTTCTGGAACATAGTTATCACCTTTACCTTCAAGCCACACTTGAAGCGCTATTGCTAAACTCATTACGCAGTCGTCGTGACAACCTTGTTGAGCATTTGTACTACCATTCTCTTCAATTATATATGTTAGTAACTCTTGAATAGTTACTTTATCTTTAATACCAATATGAAAATCTCTGACAAACTCTGCAAGTTTATCTATCGACATAGGTTTAGTTTTACTTGTTGTTTGCCAACCTAATTTCTTAGTTATACTATCTGTAAATCTATCGTATATCTTAGCAAAATATAAATTCCAATAATCGTATGATTGGATTGATTTAAGTGTAGTTAAACCATGATTATTGCTTTCCACACCTAAGTACGCATCATTGTAATACTTAGCAAGTTTAACTAATTCAAACCCAAATAAGTCTGGGTCTATATGTCCATACCACTTAGCAACCACATCACAGTTTTTATCTAATACTTGTGCAACAGAGTAGTCACCTTCTATTTTACCTTCGGCAACGTCTGCTCCAATTACATAAAACTCACCAGGTATAGGTGCTTTCCATACTTCAACATAACCTTTATCATCTTGTAAGAATTGAACACTTGAACCATTCTCTTTAAGATAACCTCTAGTACCTTCTTCGGCGTGGTTAAGATATTTACGCACAGATGCAGTATTAAATACTGGTCTACCAGACGCTATAAACGCCTCTTCTGGTGTAGATGGATATTCTTGCATGAATAACTCCACATCACCTTGACACTTATTAGCGATAGTATATTTACGCCAATTCATCTGTTCTAACGTTAAATTGTTTGTACTCATTAATGTCCTTTCGTACTCGTTCAATGTACTTGCGAAATATTCCCTCTCGTTGTCTGATGTGAATGGTCTTGTATAAGACTTATCTGTAAACCAGGGATAAAATAAAGGTATAAAATCATTCTCACCTCTACAGGCTTTTTGCCACATATCGTAGAAATATCCACCAACACCATTAGCAGTTGACTCTAATATTACGCAACTGTTTAAGGTATCTGGTACACATTGTAATAACCCAAGCATTGTAGTAGTAGCATCTGGGAAGAAAGCAACCTCTGATGCGTGTAAGTTATGGACAGTAGCAGAACGTCCAACTTCAACTGTACCTGCCGTAGCAACAGTTATTTTACTTCTTAATCCTGGGTTTTTCTTTTTCTCTACAGGGTCACCTGTTGGGTTTTCAAAAACAAGTTCTTTACCATTTGAATACTTTATCATAGGTTTTATTACAGTAGGTAGTTCTTCGTAATATAGCTTAGACATGTTAAATAAGTTTTGAGTTGCCTTATCTTCGTGTGCTATTATCATAGAATTTTTGAAAGTGTTTGTAGTAGTATCATGGAATATAAAGCCTTCTGTGAAAGTACTAAATCCCATCTGACGTGCTTTAAGAACTATAAAACGTTTCAACTTACCTTCTTTTTCACATTTATCTATTTCTGCATTAAACATTTCTTGGGCATCATTGATTTTGAAAGGAATTAATTTAGCCTCTTTATTACGTATCTTTAAGAAGTGTTCCATATAGAAAGGTCTATCTTCTTTTATCTTTTTAAGTAATATTTGAGTTTTATTCATCTTTAAATATAGTATATACCTCGTAGAAAGACTCACACTCACTACATGTATAAGTAGATACTATCCCTTCTTCTTCTATACCGTAATCTTCTGCATCAAAGTCTGATTGCCAAATTACATTACTGTTACATTTAAAACATTTCATATTTATACCTCGCTAAAATCTACGTCTGTTATTATTTCATTTGCTAAGTCACTTAGTTGCATTTCGATAGTTTTAACTGTTTTATCCACTTTGATTTCGTTCTTAGCCTTATGACCAGTTCTATCAAGTATATCCTTACAAGCCTGGAAAGCTATACCATCAATAGGAGAGTCCATTAAATCGTTCATCTTCTCTATTGCTTTCATTCTCATAGCTTTGATTTGAACATCTATCATTTCATGCTCTAGTGCTTGATATTCTTTGATAGCCATATTTACATCTTCACGTTTTAGCCAAGAATTTATAGTATTCTTGTGTACTTCAAGTAACTGTGCTAATTGTGTTTGATTGTATTGACCAGTAAGATATAGGTGAACAAAACGTTGTAACTTAGGCTCTAATAATTGTACTTCATTACTCATCTTTAGCACCCTCTCCTTTTAGTATAATATCTAACATTATATAAGGTAGAAAGACGATTATTATTAACATTATTGTATCTAACATATTATCTCATCCTTGCTATCATATCTTGTTGTTCTTTTTCAAATTCACTTGTTATTATCTCTACATCATCTTGGATTTCATAGGTAGGTGGTAGGTCTGTTGCATTAGGTATGTCATAGATACCAAGAGTTCTTAACTCTTCTTCAAATCTAAGTGCTTGATTTTGTATATCTGAAAGAGGTGCGTCTATTTTAACTTCCTCTTCACTCTCATCAAAAGAATTATATTCTTTATTTGTGATATTTTCGTTTATCGGCGTTTCATCAACGTTCTTCGGCACTCTTCTTTTTCGCTTAGGGAAGTTCATGTTGAAGTCGATTATTACACCAAATAAATTCATATATATATTAATCATTTATCTTAACTCCTTTATACGTTATTAATACGTTTAGAGAAACTCACTTCGTTCGTTTAAACAAATCAAAAGATTTGTTTGAAATAGTTACTTATACCTTGTGATTTGAATGTAATGAAAATCACTAAATCTCGAAGAGATTTATAGAACGTTCACTCCACGTATTTATACGTATATAGTAACTCATAAAAAAATT